GCAGGTTCGCATTCTGTGGGACGCGACGACTGATTTGCTCACGTGGATGATCCCGCAAAATGTAAGCTACTTCACGGACTTCTCTGATTTCGGCGGGTTGACCAACAACGCTGGTGCGGGGAAGACAGGGAACGTGGCTTTCACGACATCTGACGCATCCTCGGGCGACATGTACACGATTGTGGTCGAGTGCATCAAAACCTATGCAACCGTTTAAGGGGAACGAAAATGGCTAAACGTTCGATGTACGTTAAGGACTTTGATTTCAGCGCAAAGCCTTGCAATTACAGCCACGGCGGCCCCACGACAACGGTTGGGCAGAAGATGACCGAGATGGCCAGTGGTGGGTATTATTCCAAGGGGGGTATGAAGGAGCCGATGAAGGCCTCTCGCGTGGAGATGGCCAGCGGCGGTTATTATGCCAAGGGGGGCATGAAGGAGCCGACGAAGTCCATTCGTATGGAGATGGTCAAGGCGCCTGGGAAGCCTTCCAAGATGCCTATGCGCCGTTCCGTTCCTGTTGCCCCCGTAGATCCCATGATTGAGCTTAAGGCTATGGCAAAGGGCGGCGCCGCTGCGAACGGCCATGGCATGGTGAAGACCACGGGCAGCCTCGGCATTAAGGGGAACAAGAACCCTGGTGAGCGGAACGGGACCCCGACCACTGCTACCAAGACTGGTAATATGGCTTACCGCCATGGCGGCGACGTCAAGAAGTATGCCGCCGGCGGTCCTATGATGGATGAAGATTTTAAATTTTCTGCTCCTAAGCGCGAAAGCAAAGTTCCTCGCAATCTTCAGCAGGCCATGGCGGCGGCTTCTCATAACGATTCTATGACGCGTCGGCCTACTCGCGGGGGCGGCAACGTCAAGAAGTATGCTGACGGCGGTCCTATGATGGCTAGCGAAGGCAAGATTCCTCGCGAGCTTCAGCAGGCCATGGCGGCGGCTTCTCGTGGCGATTCTATGATGCGCCGGCCTACTCGCGGAGGTAAGCCGGGGATTTCTCCTGAGATTCAGCGGGCCTTGGTGATGGAGGCGATGCGGGCCCAGGATGGCCGCGAAGCGCCGCAGGGCGGGATGACTGGTCGTATGCCTCCGCAGATGGCTGGTCGTATGCCTCCGCAGATGGCTGGTCAAATGGCTGGTCGCATGCCCCCGCAGATGGGCGGGCGACAGGCACCTCCGCAGATGGGTGGGCAGCGTCCTGGGCTTGAGCAGATGGCGGCACAGATGGCAATGCAGCGCGCTGCCCCTGGTCAGATGCCCCCGCAGATGGCTGCGCGAGCCGGCGGGAAGGTCAGCAAAAAGAAGTAATTGCCGCACGATGCTTCTTTAATTACAATGTCTCACCGGGCGTGCTGAACCAGCCGCCGTCCGAGACCTGACCGGGGCGGAACAATGGCTTTTTCTGGAAGCATCAGCGGCACCACATTTAACGCGCTGAAGGTTGTTGATCACGCCTTTCGCCGGTGCCGCTTACCTGCTCAGGCTATCAGCGCCGAAATGCAGACTTATGCGCTTGAGTCGCTCGGTCTCATGCTGTCTGAGTTGGCGAACATAAAAACGCCGAGTTGGTGCATCGAGAAGCTGATTCTGCCGCTGTATGAGAACCAGCCGATCGTCACCCTGCCGCTGGGCACGGTTGATGTTCTGAACATGAACTACAGAACATTGCAGTTGGTAACAGGCGCAACCGTATCTACCTCGCTGGCTTACACAGTTAATTTCACGAGCGAGACTGTTGTAAACACTATCGGCGTGAAATGGTCCGGGGCTTCGGTGCCTATCACTTTCCAGGTCAGCACCAATGGCACTGTGTGGACGACGGTCGGCTCCAGCGCGGTTGTTGCGGCGTCTGGCGAAATCACCTGGACCGACATTTCCGGGGCGTTGGCGTATCAATATTTCAGGATCACGGCTACAAACCCAATCTTGTATTCCGTAATCACCTTGGGAAACATGCCACAGGAAATCCCCCTTGGCTTGCTGAACCGAGACACCTACGTGCAGCAAAGCAATAAGGTTTTCCCAGGTAGGCCAAACAGCTATTGGTTCCAGCGCGATATCCCTGAGCCGGTTGTGAACATCTGGCCAGCTCCGTTTCTCGCTGCGGAAGAGGCGCAATTGATCGTATGGCGCCATCGCCAGATCATGGACACCGAGAACCTCCGGCAGGAGGTTGAAATCCCGCAGCGGTGGCTGGAGGCTATCGTAAACGGGCTAGCGGCAAAGGTAGCGGCTGAGACGCCGTCGGTTGATATGGCGTTGCTGCCTGTGCTTGAGGGGCGCGCCGCAATGACGGTGCAGAGAGCTTGGGATGGAGACAACGATGGCTCCCCGATCCAGATTAACCCAGGGATCGGAGTGTATACCAGGTGAGTGTGTATCTTGATGTCCGGGGGCAACCGACCTACGGGATTGGCATCTGCGCTCGCTGTTCCCGCAAAATGCTGCTTGCGGAGCTTCACCCAGATCCGAATTACCCTAATTTGATGGTGTGCGACGCTGATACGGACCAATACGATCCGTATCGGCTTGCGCCTCGGGCGCCGGATCAGATTGTTCTGCCGTTCGTTCGGCCGGACACGCCCGTAAACACGCACCCGGCGGGCCTTATACAGGAGGCAGGCGACGAGTTCATCATCACCGAGGACGGTGATGAGTATTTGGAGATCTGATGGATGACTAACGTACCCAGCAATCTGATCCCCACGCGCGTTACTCAGCTTCCGGTTGCCCCGGTTGCCGATCCTGACAGCTTGATGATGATTGTCTACCAGGGCAACAATTATCAGATTCGTGTTGGAGACTTGCTTTCGGTTGCCGGTGTGCCGATTACGACGCAAGTTATTGCCGGAACGGGCATGAGTGGTGGCGGTGCGCTTTCGGGGAACGTCACGCTCAGCGTTGCTGTCGGCGGGATTGGAACCACGCAGCTTGCTAATTCCGGCGTGACGGCTGGCGTTTACGGCACGGCGACAGACATTCCTGTCTTTACGGTTGACGCCACTGGTCGCGTAATGTCGGCGACAACTATCCCCGCGACGATCTCGGGCTATGTTCCAACAACGCGCCAGGTGATTGCCGGAACGGGTTTGACAGGTGGCGGGGCGCTAAGCGCCAATGTGACGCTGGCTGCTGACTTGTCCAGCTCAACGCCTCTCACGGGGTTCCAGAGCGGGTCTGCGGGATCTGCCACTACGATGAGCCGGTCTGATCACACGCACCCTCAGGTCGACCTCTCCGATGACGATCAGGTAGACAACCTTCTTGGCTTGAACAACGGCGGCACGGCAAAGAGCTTGGTTGCTGCAGCCGGAGCCATTGTCTGGTCTGGCGCTGATGGTCTGTACATCGGCCCTGTCGGGCTTGCAGGTCAAGTTTTAGTGTCAGGCGGCGCCGGAGCCCCAACATGGGGTTCTGCGTTGTTGGTGGTGGATCAAGCCGCCAATGTGGTCTACGCAGGCCCAACGGCAGGTCCAGCGGCTCCAACTTCTTTCCGCGCTTTGGTCAATGCGGACCTTCCGGCTTCTGGCGTCTCAGCCAATACCTATGGGTCATCGAGCTTAATCCCGATTCTTACCGTTAACGCTCAGGGTGTCGTTACCAACGCCTCGACGACTGCCTTTAGTAGTGGAAGCGTAACCAGTGTCGACGTCAGCGGCGGCACAACCGGCCTGACAACCAGCGGCGGCCCTGTTACCACATCCGGCACAATTACCATCGCTGGAACGCTTGCTATCGCTTCCGGCGGCTCAGGTCAGACGACAGCTTCAGCAGCGTTCAACGCTCTGTCGCCTATTACCACAACCGGCGACCTGATCCTTGGAACGGGTGTTAATACGGCCAGCCGGTTGGGGATTGGTTCCAACGGCTACCTGCTCACCTCCAACGGAACCACAGCGTCATGGGCAGCAGCGCCGGCGGGGGGCGTAACCAGTGTTGCCCAGACGTTTACTGGAGGCATTGTCAGCGTCGCTGGCTCTCCAATTACAACGACAGGCACACTCGCCCTTACTGTGGCGGGCACTTCAGGCGGCATTCCTTACTTCAGCTCGGGCACCACGTGGGCGACCTCTGCCGCCTTGACGCAGTATGGCGTTGTTTATGGCGGTGGCGCAGGCGCTGCACCTGTTGCAACGGCCGCCGGCACGGCTGGGTATGCGTTGATTGCCAACTCTGCCGCTGCGCCTACCTTCCAGCAAGTCAGCCTGTCTACGGGCGTTACGGGAACTCTCCCTATCGCCAACGGCGGCACTAATTCAACCGCCACCGCTACCGCTGGCGGCGCAGGTTACGGCACAGGCACTGCTCACGCTTACACGGCTGCGGGGGTTGCTGGCCAGATTTTAACTTCAGCCGGAGCCAGTGCACCTGCTTGGGGCAGTCTTGATGGGGGCACGTTCTGATGATGGATGAGCTGATTGTTCGCATCTTCAAGGCCCGTGATCAGGCGCACATGCGGCACTGGGCGACTGATTCATATTCTGAACACAAGGCGCTTGGCCACTACTATGAGGGGATCATAGACAAGTTGGACAAGATCGTGGAAGCCTACCAGGGCGGCTTTGGGCTGGTAGAAAACTTGCCAGATGAGAACAAGAACTCTACAGAATTAGTCAAGGACGAGATGCTTTGGCTGGTTGCGAACAGAGCCGAGATTGCAAAGGATGTTCCTGCGTTGGAAAACCTGATCGATGATCTTACTGCTCTCCACATGAAAACCCTCTATAAACTCGAAAACCTGAGGTAGGACGATGGCACAGTCGGGATACACGCCGATCCAGCTTTACCGCACGACGACTGCCGCAGCGGTCCCGTTGACCGCCAATCTTGCGCCGGGTGAGCTTGCGATCAACATCGCCAATGGCGACATGGCGTTGTTTGCTGAGAACGCCAGCGGGACCGTCACGCGCCTGATTAACAACCCAGCGGGATTGTTGTATCCAACGGCTGACGGAACTGCGGGTCAGATCGTTAAAACTGACGGCGCTGGGGTTCTATCTTTTGTAGCTGCGGCTGCTGCCGCTCCCGCAGGCGCACAGATCTACACCGCGCTTAATTTTGGAGGATTTTGACCATGCCCGTTACCGCAACACCGATCTTTGCCCAAACACCGTATGCCAAAACACTGACGCTTGCCGCGCAGACGGCGTGCACTACTCGCGCCCCGACGGCTACAGCATCGCTTGCTGGGGCGAACATCACAGCCTTTGTTCCGGTTTCGACCAATGGGCTGAGGATTGATTCGATTCAGGTGAATGCCGTCGGCACGGGCATCAGCACTGTAAACGCGGCTCAGCTTGTTAATATCTGGATGTGGGACGGCACGACTGCTTTTATGATTTTGGAGATTGCGGTTACAGCAGTAACTCCGAGCACAACGTCAGCGGCGTTCACCACTACCTACACGTTCTCGGCACCGCTGGTGCTGCCTGCTGCGTTTGCTTTGTATGCCAGCACGACGGTGACTACCACAGCGGCTGGCACTGCGTTGCAGGTCACAGCGTATGGTGGAGCCTACTAATGGCAGCCAGTTCTTCTGCGTTTGTTTATAATACGCTTAAAGCGCCATCCATTGACGGGATAACTGGCGTCTTGGATATAAACACAGGTAAAGCTGTAGCCAGCGCGGCTACAATCAACCTTAACACTGCAACCGGCAACCGCGTACACATCACAGGCACAACCGCGATAACGGCTGTCATCCTGACCCGTGGCCCACGCACTGTGATATTCGACGGCATCTTGACGCTGACGCATAACGCCACAACCAATAACCTGCCGGGTGCGGCCAATATCACCACAGCAGCGGGTGACCGGGCAATTTACGAAAGCGATGGCACTACGGTTTATTGTGTGAGTTATATTAAGGTGAGCGGGGCTGCGGTAGTTGCGGCGTCTGCTGGATTTACACTCGGCACGCCTGTTACTTTGTCTGGCACGTCAGTTACGTTTACCGGCATCCCCGCTGGCACAAAGATCATTAACATTTGTTTTGTAGGTGTGTCTGCGGCGGGCAACTCCAGCATGTTGATTCGGATTGGTGATGCAGGGGGTATTGAAACGACGGGCTACAGCAGTACCGCAATATACTTAACTGCTGCTGCAATGGATGCTACTAGTGGTACCACAGGGTTTACAAGTATTGCGCCAGATGGCAGCAAAGTTTTTAGCGGAATTGTTACTTTAGCTCTTGAAAACGCTACCAGTTTTACATGGGTAGAGTCTGGGGTGTTAAGCAACCCTTCTAGTGACGCTACGATGATCGTGGGTGGCAGCAAAAGCTTGTCAGCAGAACTTACCCAGTTGAGTATTACGTGCCCCGACAGTTTTGACGCCGGTCAAATCAACATCGCATACCTATAAGGAGCGGTCGCTATGCAAAGAACTGAAATGAATGTGTCTACAGGCGTTCTGACAAACATTTTATTTACTGGTGCTGAATTAGACGCATGGACGGCAAACAAAGCAGCATGGGACGCTGGCGCAGACACTCGCAAAGCCGCAGAGGTTAGGGCAGATCGTAACGCCCGCCTTGCTGCAACGGACTGGACGCAGATCGCAGACAGCACGGCGGACAAGCCTGCATGGGCTGCCTACCGTCAGGCTTTGCGCGATGTGCCATCGCAAGCGGGGTTTCCGCAGAGCGTGACCTGGCCGCAAGAACCGTAAGGGCCTAAACCATGAACCGCATCATCGCACTTGCATCGCTCCTTGCTATCGGATCAACGGCGGCCATCGCTGGCCCAGATCTACAAATATGCCACGGTGAATACGCGCTGTGCGCGGCGTCCAGCACGGACGCAACTGGTAGGAACATCGTGGTCAACGGCATTACGTTCCGCGAGGGCGTGTCAGTTTGCCCTGTTCTTCATGGGCCAGCCATTGCGGACATGAACCTGATGAACGGCTCGTGCGAGGCTCCGCAGGGCAAGGTCTGGAGCTTGTTCTCCAACGTTAAGAACTTCCCCCAGGCGCCCACGTGGGCTGTAATGCCTGAGGTCGTTCGCACGTTCACAACGACAGCGACCCCTGGCGGCGGCATGTCGAACATGTGGAGTTTCCCTTGCGTCAAGCGTGAGCACCTTGTTAATGGGGTTCGACTTGCTGATTGCTATGGTCCTCTGAACGAGTCTCCGTGGACCTCCACATCCGTGCCGTTCGGGAGTGTCGTTGGCACTGCTGCTGCCGTTGGGGCAAGCAATCCCGTTGGCGGCAATATCCCGTAGCAGCCATGGATTATAAAGCGATGACCGACGCCGAGATGACCGCGATGGTGGAAAAAGCTGCCGAAGAAGGGGCCAAGCGAGCGTTGCGATCTATTGGATTGCAGGACGAAACCGCGATGTCGGACGTTCGAGATCTGCGATCGCTGCTTGACGCTTGGCGGTTGGCAAAGAAGACCGTGCTCACCACGATCGTCAAGGCGCTTGTGGTGGCGTTCCTTGCAGCAATCGGCACAGGCGTTGCAATTATGAGTTGGCCTGGAAAGTAAAATGGAACACTCATTCTAGCAATTGCTTGCTGCATATAGTCTCCCCTGCAAATGAACAGCGGGATGGCGGGACTGTAGGGCCAGCAATTCAATAGCTAGTTTCAGACCTGGGCATGTCTGACAAAACTGCCACACCGTCACATTAGGATAGCGCAATGCTAGCCATGCTAATTCCTCTTCTGGGCCCGATCTTCGATAAGCTAATTGGGTTGATTCCTGATCCGGCAGCAGCAGCCAAGGCTAAAGCCGAGGCAATGCAGATGCTGATCGACGCGGCGCAGAAGGCCGACGCGGCGCAGATGGAGGTGAACAAGATTGAGGCTGGCAGCACCAGCATGTTCATCGCCGGCTGGCGTCCGTTTGTCG